CCGAGTTCGGGAAGATCTGCGCCAAGTTCCCGCACAAGGCGCGAGAGATCGTCACTGGCGCGTTCGAGGCCGTGGCCGCTGAGTGCTTTGTCACCATAGAGTCGACGGCAGAGGGCAGGGCGGGCTACTTCTTCGACTACAGCCAGTCCGCCGAAAAGCAGCAACTGGCCGGCGTGCCGCTGGGCCTGCTGGACTGGAAGTTCTTCTTCTTCAGCTGGTGGCGCAACCCGCTGTACTGGCTGGACCCGACCGACGTCACGATCCCGGATCGACTGACCAAGTATTTCGACGAGCTGAGCGCCAAGCACGGCATCGTCACCAACCCAGGCCAGCGCGCCTGGTACAGCGCCAAGGAGAAGACCCTCGGCGACGACATGAAGCGCGAGTACCCATCGATCCCTGCCGAAGCATTCCAGCAGACGATCGAGGGCGCCTACTACGCCAAGCAGTTCACCAAGCTCTACGCCGCCCAGCGCATCGGCACGCTACCTGACAACGGCCACCTGCCGGTGCACACCTTCTGGGACATCGGCGTGGGCGACTCCACCGCGATCTGGTTTGTCCGGATCGTCGGCGAAGAATTCCACGTCATCGACTTCTACCAGAACAGCGGCGAAGGCCTGCGGCACTACATGAAGGTGCTCAAGGATCGCGGCTACACCTACGGCGAGCACTGGGGCCCGCACGACATTGATAACCGGGAATTTGGTAGCGACGGCAAGACTCGGCGGGAAATCGCGCGCGAGGGCTACGAGATCGACGGACAGCGCTATTCGCTCACCTTCCAGGTGGTGCCAAAGCTCAGCATCGACGAAGGCATCGAGCAGGCGCGGGAGATTCTTCCCCGCTGCGCCTTCGACGAGGCCAAGTGCGAGGAGGGCATCACCGCCCTGGAGAGCTACCGCAAGGAGTGGGACGACAAGCGCGGGTGCTGGAAGGACAAGCCCCTGCACGATTGGTCGTCCCACCCCGCCGACGCCTGGCGCTACTTCGCTGTAGCCAAGACCAAACGCTCGCGGGTCGAGCACATCCCCGTCACGTTCACATTCTGAGGCCACCATGCCGAATTACAGCGCTACCCGGCAGGAGTACAACGATGCTCTGCCGAGCTGGCGCCTGGTCAAGCGTTGCGTGGCCGGCGCCCGAGAGGTGCGAAAGCACGACGAATACCTGCCCATGCCGGACCCGACGAACAAGTCCACAGAGAACCTGGAGCGGTACGCCCAGCTCAAGAAGCGGGCCATGTTCCTCAACATCACCGGACGCACGCGCGTCGGGCTGCTGGGGGCGGTCTTCCGCAAGACGGCTGAGGTCGAGCTTCCCTCTGCCGTGCAGTACCTGCTGGAGAACGCCAGCGGCGACGGCATGAGCCTTGAGCAGATCTCCAAGGAGGCTGTAGGCGAGTGCCTGGACACTGGGCGGGGCGGGTTCCTCACCGATCACCCCCGCGTGGAAGGCGAGACAGGCCGCCCGCGCACCGCTGCTGAATCGGCGGGCATGCAGGCCTGGGTCCACCACTACCCAGCCGAAAGCATCATCAACTGGCGCGAGGACGTGATCGGCGGCCGCAAGCAGCTGACCCTGGTGGTGCTGCTCGAGCACATCAACCGGCCATCGCTGGACGGCTTCGAGTTCGAAGTGGTCGACCAGTACCGGGCATTGATCCTAGACGGCGGCGTCTACCGGCAGCGCGTATACCGCGACGATGCGCCAGAGGGCGAGGAGAGCACGCCGACCGACAAGGACGGCAACCCCTTCGACCACATCCCGTTCCACTTCTACGGCGCCGAGAGCAACGATGCCGCCGTGGATAAGGGGCCGCTGGAGGATATCGCCGAGGTCAACATTTTGCACTATGGCAATAGCGCCACGGTGGAGGAGGCTGGGTTCATCGCCTCGCAGCCGACCCTGTTCATCACCACCAACCACTCGACTGACGAATGGGTGAAGGCGAACCCGAACGGCATCCACATCGGATCCCGGCGCGGGCACAACCTCGGCGCTGCCGGCACCGCCACCATGCTCCAGGCCAAGGAAACCCAGCTGGCCCGCGAGCTGATGAAGGACAAAGAAGACCAGATGCTGATGATCGGCGCCCGGATCGTCCAGCAGGGCGGCGGTGCCGAGACGGCTGAGGCTGTGCGGATCCGCTACAGCTCGGACAACTCGGTCCTTGGCACCATCGCAGGCAACGTGTCTGAGGCGCTGAGACTGGCGATCTTCGACGCCGAGCGCTTCATGATGGGGCAGCCGGACGAGGCGGAGACGGTCTTCTGGCTCAACCAGGAGTTCTTCGACGACACGATGGATGCCCAGATGATCCTGGCGCAGGTCCAGTTGTGGCAGCAGGGCATCGTGGCCAAGAAGGACGTGCGCACCAGTCTGCGCCAGGCCGGCATCATCGAGTCGGACCGCACGGACGAAAAAATCGACGACGACATCGAGGCCCAGCCGCCGGTGACCGGCAGCGATACGGGCAGCGAACCGCCAACCGGTGAAGACGATGAGCAGTGAAGGCTATCTCACCGACGCGACCACCCGGCACCAGATCTACGTCCAGCGCTACGCGGGCGGCAACCTGAAGCGGGTGGCAAAGTTCATCACCAAGGCCATCAGCAAGGCCAAGGAAGCCGTACGCGGCGGACTGAGCGCCTACGGCACCCGACGGTTCAACAACCAGATAGATACGCTCCAGCGCGATCTGCAGGGCATCTACAGCGACATGAAAGGCCAGGCCATGCTGGATCTGGGCGAGTTCGCCGGGTATGAGGCGGCATTCAGCGCCAAGATGCTCGGGCAGGTGGTCACTGCGGTGGTCCAGACGCAGACGCCTGCTGCTGACCTGGTGGCTGCTGCTGCCCTGGCTGAGCCGTTGCAGCTCGAGGCCCGTGCCGGAGTGCAGCGGATCAGCATTGCCGGTGCCCTCGACCAGTTCGGCACCAAGAAGTCGGCTGAGATCGTCGGGGAGATCCAGATTGGCTCTGCCCTGGGCGAAACCAGCCAGCAGATCACCCGGCGCCTGACCAGCATGCACCAGATGCAGCAGGACCAGGCATCGGCCCTGGTGCGCACGGTTACCAACCATGTGGCCAGCACGGCGCGCACTGAGACGTTCAAGGCCAATGACGACATCCTGGCCGGCAAGCGCCGCATCGCCACGCTGGACGGGCGCACATCGCCGTTCTGCAGGTCGATCGATAACAAGGTCGTGCCCATGGATGCGCCATCGCCTCCGTTCCACTGGAACTGCCGCACGTCCGAGATACCGGTGCTAAAGCCTGAATTCGAACGGGAGATACCCGGCTCGGTCAGGCCAGCAGTGGGGCCGGACGGCGCCGAACAGGTGTCGAGCAAGACCACCTACCAGCAATGGCTCGCCCGCCAGCCTGCTTCGTTCCAGAAGGACGTGCTGGGCCCGGCCCGCTACAAGCTGTTCAGCAAGGGCGAGCTGACCCTGGACAAGTTCGTGGACCAGAACGGCAAGCAGATCACGTTGGACGGGCTGAAACAGCTTGAACCGCGCGCCTTTGAGCGTGCAGGACTTTGACTTAGGAGATTTCGATGAACGATCAAGAGGTCGAGCAGCAAGCGCAGGCGAAGGGTCTCAACGCCCCTCGTGTAACCCTGGCTGATTTCGAGGCGAATATCACTCATACCGAGATCGTCAAGCACGTTTCTCCATCTGGCCAGATTTTGCGCTGGGCTGTTCTCACCACCTCCAGCGGTTTCGCCGTAACCGGTAGGCCATCAGCCAGTGCATCCTCGGCAAATGATAACGCCGAGATCGGCGAGAGGGTCGCCATAGACAACGCGCGCGCCGAGCTCTGGCCGCTCATGGGTTATGCCCTCAAGCAAAGCATTCACGACGCTAAGTAGCTGAACTTCGAACACCAAGCCGGCCATGAGCCGGTTTTTTTACGCCCGCGGCTGAGCCAACGGCAAATCATCCGGGGGATGACATGAAATACCTGATCGACAAAGCAGCATTCGACGCACTCGAACCAGCCCTGCAGGCGCTGTACCGGGCCCAGGGCGACCAGTACGTGCTCGCGGTAGAGGGCTTACCCCAGTCCGAGGACGTGGAAGGCCTGAAGCGCCAGAACCAGACCCTGCTGGACGAGGCGAAGGAGGCGAAGCGCAAGGCGCGCGAGGCGCAGGACCAGCTGACCCAGAAGGAGCTCGACGCGGCCAAGGCCCGGGGCGACTACGAGCAGCTCTACGCATCCAGCGAGCAGACCCTGGCCGCCGAACGCCAGCGACTGGCCGACCTCACTGCCAGCATCGAGAAGCGCGACATCAACGCATCGGCTGCCAAGGTGGCCACTGCGATCGCCGACGGCCCGAATGCAGAGATCCTCGCCGAGTTCATCGAGCGCCGCCTACGCATTGTCGACGGCCAGGTACGTGTCACCGATGCCAGCGGAAACCTCACCGTTTCCAGCCTGGAAGATCTCGGGAAAGAGTTTCAGAAGGAGCCGCGCTACGCATCCCTGGTGCGCGGCTCTCAAGCCAATGGCGGCGGGGCCGCAGGCGGCAAGGGTGGCGGGGCCACCAAAACGTGGGACCAAATGACCGGCATGGAGAAAGTTGAACTCCGCCGAAACGACCCCGCCGAGCATGCGCGCCTCAAGGCCGCTGCCCAGGCCAAGTAAAGGAAAACAGCAATGCCAACCATTCTTTCCGACGTAGTCTTCCGCGACGAGCTGCGCGACTACATCACCGTCAACAGCGTCGAGCGCACCGCCTTCTTCGAGTCGGGCATCCTCACCAGCAACAACGACATGTCGACCCTGCTGGCCAGCCCATCGAACACCTTCACCATTCCGTGGTGGGTCGACCTGGATGCGTCCATCGAGTCGAACTACTCGAACGACGTGTACACCGACATCGCGGTACCGCTGTCGGTCACCAGCGCCTCCATGCAAGCGCGAGCGGCCTACCTCAACGAAGGCTGGAACGCGATGAACCTGGTGAAGAACATCACCAACCAGGATCCGCTGGAGTTCGTCGCAGGTCGCCTGCTGAGCTACTGGCGCCGAGTGGCTCAGCGTCGAGCCATCGCCACCACCATCGGCATCTACAACGACAACGTGGCCAGCAATGCCGGCGACATGGTCGTGGATGCGGGCGGTACCATCAACGCCGCAGCCATCATCCGCGCCAAGGCCACCATGGGCGACTACTCCGGCCAGCTGGGCGGCCTGAG